TCTAATATTTCTTTCAGCATCATAAACTAATGATACTACGTTATGTGGTTCAGAAGCAGATTTTAGAATATCATCCTTTAGATTTTTATTCTGATCTGCATGGACCCAATATTCTGGCATATAAATGTTACCATTATCAAATCTAGCAGCCACTATATCTCCGATTCTTGGCACAACATGTTGTCCTGGATTAGTTCGATTCATAGGAAAGGCCCAAGGCATGTCAGCAGCAGCTAATAAATCAAACTTGCCGTAAATTTTCACTTTACATCTGCCTAGAAACTCAGGGTCTTTGTTGTCTACGACTTCACCTAACCAATGAGTTGTTCTTAGGTCATCAGATCCTAATTCTCTAATGGTTTCCATATACTATGTATCAAATTTATTATAATCCGTATGCGTTACCTAAATTGTTTTTAGGTTTTGCAGGTGTTTGAGCTATATCACCAACAACATTAGCTATTGAATTAATAGAACCTTGTCTAAGCGCATCTCTAAAGGTACGTGTATCACTATACACATTACCCATAAATACATTGGCAGTTAAACCATTCACCATATTTTGTACTTGATTAGCACCTCTTGCGACAGCACTATCAACAAATCCAGAAAGATCATCACCAATTCCAGATATAGCATCAGTTGCTTGATCTACAATATCACCTAATGGTCCAGGAAATCCATTACCAGCTTTTTTATCTTCTAAGCCAATCTGTTTATCCATAATACCATTTAAATATTTAGCATCATACGTATGAATTCTTTCATACGATATTTCAATATTAGGCAACGGAGATTCTGCTTTGGACGCGCTCAATTCAGCAAAAATATCTTTTCCAGATGTTAAAGCAAATTCAGCTAAACCAACTCTAAACGCAAAGAATGGTAAATTATCACCAGTCACTGCATCATTTTTCTTATTTACACCAAATGCTGTTTGTAAAAAACTTGAAATAGATCCGTTAGCCGAAGTAGTTTGAATCTTTCTAATTTCAGAAACATAAACAATCATTGTAAACTTTCTAAGATTATCAGGAACTACCCAACACCATCTTTCTTCATCCCACATAGCATCTCTGTATAAATCCATCATACCAGAAACCATCAAGTTTAAACTTTCTAAACAACCTATCGTTAATTTGGCCTCATCTCCACCTCTATATGGTTCATTGACATTATAATTAAGAAAGTTTTCAGCACCTGTTAATGTTTGCCAAAACCATGGCATTTGACTATTAATTAATCTTAGAGTTTTAGCAAATTCTTTTAACGAATTAGCACGTCCCTCATCTTTGATATAATTCTTAAGATAGTAAGCAGCAGTACCAACAGCTGGATTGTCTGACAGCGCGTCAGCTAATAATGGCGACATATTACCATCATCGTATACAAATTGAAAGAAGAAAGTTAAATAAGTAGGATCTTGAATATACTTATTTCTTTTTTGACCTTTTCTAAAGTCATTAATATATTTGTTATTCATTTTTCATTATTTCTTTTTAGATGGTAATTGGTTTAATGATACAGGCCATTCTCTTCTAAGTAAATGTAATCTCTGTTTCATACCACCCTCTTTAGTATATTTATAAACGATTGAACCAACTAAATAGTTTCCACTTAACAAATCATTTATTTTAGCTGTGTTAGCATTTTCTCCAGCTTCATTAGGATTTTGTTGAGGATCTTGTTTTGCACCATCAAAATGAGTTTCTTGCATTCCAACCTCTTTTAATCTTTCGTCTTTTAGATCCACAATACTTTTCTTCTGAGCACTGTGTTCGTATATAACTACTGGAACCTTTTGAAATCTATAAAAAGCATTATCATTAGTACCTAGTTCAATAACCAATTGCATCTTTTCAAGTTCCGCCATGTTAATTATATTCTGAACTACGCTATAATTATAATTTAAATGGTTATTCTTTGCTTTTGCATTATCACTATAAAATTGACGACCCAAAAACTTATGTTTACGTTCTAACTCATATACAGCTTTACCACCAGAACCATATCTTCCCTTTAGAGGACTTTCAATAGGCTTTAAATCTTTAGTAGTCATCGCTTCAATTTTAAACTCTCTTAATTTCTTTTCTTGGTCTCCCTCGTCATAATATTGAACGCCTCGAGAATAACCTTGTCGCGTTACGATTCTAGCAGAATTATTTAAAACAGTATATGTTTCAATATGATTAGACATACCCTTAAGATTTAAATTATTTGTTAGCATTAACTTACTTAACGTCTTGTCATTTTCAGATTTTTTTATATCAACTGAAGTATCTTGTAAGAAAGTCATAAACGCATCTTCGAAATCAGCCTTAATATTAAATTGAGCATTAACATCAACAAAATTTAAATAGTAAAATTGATCAATATGAAATGTTTGAAATGATTCCTCGCTAATATATGAAGAATCGACAGTATCTTTAATAAAATCTATTCTACTAGAATATGGAAGAATTCTTTTCATAGAATCCTTTGGCGTAGTAATATTACTTGCTAATCCAATTTTTAAATCAGTTGCTATTTTCTCCAAATGATCTAAACTTGTACCTTCGCCATAACTTTTGCAATCTTCACTAAACAAACCTGGAATACTACAGATTCCAGTAATTCTATAAATAGGTGTATCCATATCGCCAAAAACAGGATCTGCAAAAACATCGAGAATATCAAAATCCATTCTAACAGATTTATAAGTGGTTGGACTCTTAGAAGCTATTCTAACATTAATAAGTGCACCGTCTCTCGGATAACTATCAATCATAAAAATATTTCTAGTATCTTGAAATACCAGATATAATCTAGGAATATCACCTGTTAATTCTAATTCAAAATTAAGCAAATCTTCATCATTTAATGTGTATCCATTTACAATAATCATCGGTATAAGATCACCGACACGCTTGCTTGGAACCTGCGAAGGACCAGCCGCAACATCTTCTGCCATGTTCTTAATTTGAACTTCATCAAGAACTAATTTAGGTTCGGTTATTGTTAATATATTACTTGATACTGACATTAATTACCAAGATTATTGTTAACGTTTGTTGCTAAAGAGGTCTCATTAACAATTAGTGAATCACCAACAACGTTTATTCCAGTATTCATGTCAGATGCTTGTAAAGATATAACATCACCCTTAATTACAACATCAGTTTCACCTGATTTTATAATATTTGGTGGTAAATTTTCTTTACTACCATTGGGTTTGCTAGCTGATCTTTTTTTCAAGAATGCAGCTCTGGTTTTATCTTGCTTATTCATTCTTTTAGCATCTAAGAATTGTTGTCTAATTGGATTTTCTTTTGCATCGGGTTTCATCCATTTTAGGGTTTGACCTGAAAGATCTGGAATTTCTAAAATCATTCCAGGTGCAATTAAAAATGGATTAGAAATACCATTCCATTTTAAAATACGGTCAATGTGATTAACATTACCATAATATTGTTTAGAAATCTTGTCAACTCGCATCGCGTCATCATCAGATACCAAATGGTATTTCGTTACTCTAATATTCTTAACGAATATCATTGTAGGTTCTGTCATAACGACCTTGTCGTTTAAGATTCTTTTAGTTGATATTACCTGTGTATCCATTATCCGTTAGCGAAATCTTTCATTTTTTTGTAAAAATCAGTACTTTTATTGCTATCATCAGTGATTGTAACTTCATCATCATAAGTACCTCCACCTGTTGCAGAACCACCTCTGGCTCCAGATGCTCCACGTCCTTTAGATTTATTATCTCCTTTTTGAGCATACTTTTTGCCGTATATGTCAACCACAGTTTCTTGATCTGTATTTTTATCACCTTTGGGTGTTAAATAAATTCTACCTCTACCTGCATTGAACATAGACTCAATATCACCCTTATCTCTATATCTACCAGGCTTAAGAGTCACTGTAACCTTTAACTTACTTGGAAAATCTTCATAACCTAATGGACCTTCAAATTCAAAATCAGAACTTGTACATGTTAAATTACCAATTACCGCAATAGGATTTAATGGATTTCCAACAGTTAAATGCCACGCTCCAGTAGAATCACCCGTTAAGAATGCTCTCGCCGCTTGTGTACCACTTGGTTTACCAAATAAGTTCATTAAAGATCCACCTAATAGGTTTCCACCTAATTTTTTAAGTGCTTCCATTGGATTTCCACTCATTAAACCTGAGGCTGCATTCTTTAAACCGCCCATTAATCCAGAGAAAAATCCAGATATATCACCGCTATATAATTTATCCATTCCTGGAAATGGTTGTTTAACTGTACCGCTTGACGTATATCTTGTAGCTCCTCCCCAGAATGGTGCATTATTATATGTTAGAACTAGCATATTGGCCATTATGTCTAACATCGCTATTTTTGGATCAACTTTTCCAATAGATCTTAAGTCATAATGAAATACAAGTTTAATTTCTTGTTCAAATGTTAAACCTTCTTTTCTAACCCTAACATTTTTAATAATGTTATATGGTCCTAATGCTTTATTTGGATATGTTTCTACCAAAGGATCCCAACCAGAACCATGTGCCTCAGTATTTGCAGCTTGTCCAGGATTAATTCCTTTCATGGTATTTTCAACATTAGAAAGGAATGGAGAACTATTAATAAAACTACCAACTGCGCCTCTATTGGGTTCATTCGGTGTAATAGTTTGAACTTCTGAGTCTAGATCGTCCCAATTAAATCCAACATTAAATTTTAAAATTTCAGATAACTTATTTTCAGTTACTTCACTCATCCATGTAATTGCTCTCGCAACATCAGCTTGTTCTTTTTTAAGAACATTACCTTTATCATCTAGTGCAGTTGCATTAATAATATCATCTTCGGTTGGTGTAGGAAATCTTCTTAAAGTCAACATATAATTATTAGGTATTTTACCATAATAAGTACAATATGCAAAATCTCCAGAAGTATATTGATAACCTTGTGCAGTATTTTCTCTGCATTTTCTAATAATTACGGCAGCTGTCGGATTTAATTCTTCTGATGCAGCTGTGTATAATGATGTTGTATATAATTCTTTACCAGCGCCCCAAATAGCTTTATCACCAGTGGGTTTAGAATCTAGGGGTTTACCTTTATAAGATACTAAAGACCATTTATTGATTACAGAATAAGGAGCGTCTTTGTCGATTTTTGTTTCAGTGTTTGCTCCAGCTTCTAATTTATAGCCAGTGGGTTCATCCATCTTACTATATGCATTTTGAGCCCATTGTTGTGTTTTAACAATAGTGTCATTTGAACCGGCCATTTGAGTAATTGCATTTGCATTATTAGTCAAACCAGCTACTGAAGCATAACCTCCTCCACTTAGTGCATTTTTAGCACCAGCTAAAGGTGATGAATCTCCTGTTGTTGGATCAAAAGCTGAAGTTGCATTGGTATCGATAACGAATCCGCCCATTTAGAATAAAATATTTTTATCGGTTTGGGTTATATATCTTGGAGATATTATGTTATCATATTTTGTCGAGCTCAATGCTCTTGGGTCTATAGAGTAATTTGTCAAAATAGTCTTTGTCTTTTGGTAATCTGTCACCTAAAAAATTCTTAAGGGCTATTTCATAAAGACCACGAGTTTGAAAGTAGTATTGTCCATTTTTGTATGTAAAGCGATTGGACAGCTCGTATATTTCCTTTAAGCGTTTCTCAATCATGAAGTCCTGGAGCTTCCTAAGCAGCTCAAAGATCGCATGTTGTGTGCTTGTACAATAGATTGAATCTACTACCACCAGATAGCTTTTCCAATTTGGACCACCGACAGCTTGTAGAAGATCTTCACGAGTTTTGTAAAGTTCTCTTTTAAGATTGATGCGGGTGTACTTACTAGCATTTAAATCTTTCTTAAAACTAGATTGAAAAAAGAAGCGTTTAAGGAAATCTATATCATCAAAGAATTCGATGATTTTTAATTGGTATAATGGACTAATGTCATCATATTTGGTATCGTAAACAAGACCTTTGACCACGAACATGTATTCTGGATTCTGAGCATCTGACAATAAAGCATATACATATTCTCCTCTGGAGAACAATTTGTGTTTTATCATTTGTTTACAAATTTAACTGAATCAAAACGAGCTAATAGATTTTTATCTATTGAGCCATCATGATTAACTATTATTAAATTATTGGAGTGTTCTATTTCTGTAAATTGTGCTAATTCCAAAACCAGAGAGAAGACACCTTCAACAATGTCTTCTTCTAAGTCTTTCATGAAATATGCAAATTTAGGAGATTCTTGTAATTTAGAATCTTCCATGATTTTTGTAATCTTTTTTCGAATATAAAGATTAACAACAGCTGAAGGAGGCTCAGCATTCATAATATCTGACTTTATTAAATTGACTATAATATCGATGTAGTTTACAACGACAGGATATTCAAAGGACTTTGTATACCACACGAAATCACTCTTTGAATTACACCATACATAATCAATTTTTAAAGGCATTACTTAGTTTGCATCGCTTTATAGTGTGCTAATTGCTTTTCAAGTTGAGCTACTTTAACTTTTAGCTCTTCTTGCTTAGGCTTATAATTAGCTCCCCAGCTTATTTTTATTTCTAATTTATTACGATCTTCATCAGATCCCACATCTATTCCCAAATCTAGGACTAGATCGTTAAAAAATTGGGCGGTTCTTTCGAGACCGCCATTTTCCAAGTCGTATGCTATTTTAGCTTCGTATTTTTCACCGGCTGCGTTGATGTTATCATCTTCAATGATTTTCATCACACCGTTATCAACCGGTTCTAGTGTAACGTACATCATAAATTAAGCTGTTTGTCTTGATTTAAAAGATTCTTGTGCTTGTCTTGTTAAGTCTCTAGCCTCTTTTTTGTTTTGTCTGTAATCTTCTTTAGTTGTAGTTACTGCGATTCTCCAAGCTTCTAACATTAATTCTGTTTCAGCTTCGTTATAACCAGTAGCAACTAAGTTTTCTTTTACAAGAGTTTCTCTTTGAAGTAAGAATTCATAATTTGCTTTTTCTACGGCTTCAACATTAGCTGCGTGAATTTTACGACCTTCGTCTTGTCTAGCTGCATACCATTGTACTGCAGTTGGATTAAAACGACTGTACATGTTTTTGATTTTAAGAAATCCTCTTTGTTTAAAAGCCCAACGGCGTTCTTTTCTATTTGGCATAATATTTGTTTATGAAAGTGTTAACGTTTGATTTAATTTCTTCTTGTACTCTATCTATACTAATTTGGGAGAGTATCATTTTTGCAATAGCTTCTTTAAGATCTTCTTCTTCAACTTCAGCGGTCATCACAGCAAACATAGCTTCTGATGGAATATTAACTGAAATTTCCAAGGGGAAATTAGCAGAATTCTTTTTGCTAAGAGTTTTTAACATAGACACCAAAGGATCTGCAATTTCTTTAGCTTCTTCTTTTGGTTGTTTAGCAGTAACTGTAATACTTGGATCAATTTGACCAGTAATAGCCTCATTAATTTTGGCATGATCGTTTGAGCCAATAAATGTATTTCCTCGATACAATCTAGTTGTATCTGGAGTAGTAGAAGCTAGATACTCAGATGCTAAACTTAAATTACAACGAGTTCCGTCTGTAAAATTAATCCATTGATCGTCAATATCTTCAACCTCCAATTTATCACCAACTCTATCAGATTTAACCCACATTAGCCAATCACCTGGATTGATTAATGACTGTTCTGTTTGTTCAGTTTTTTGTTTTTGTTTAGACATAAGTTTCTTCTTGAATATATTTAGTATGTTATACACGTTTAGTATACATTGTTTAATTTTCACGCATTTTATGATTTTCATAAACTTTATCGATGAAATCAATGGATTCTTTGCTACCTATTCTTGCATCAGGATTGAAGAGATAAATCTTTAGAAATTGACTCTCGCCCATTTCAACTAATAGTTCTTTTAATTTATCAACTTCCGGTAAATATCTCTTGTTAAAGCTCATTATCTTATGGTTTTTATACGTTTCTTAATATCTGCAGGAATGTAATCCTTCTTATTTATTAAACTTTGGAAGCACGCATCCAGAACATAAGTGACAGCCCAATCATCTTTTGTTCTAACTGATCTACCAACACCCTGTAAAAAAGAGATGGCAGTTTTCCAATCATACCAATCTGGCATGTGGTTCATTTTAGCTTTGATTAATGGATCGCCTAGTGACGGATATGGTACTTTAAAGAATATTTGAAAACGACTAACATCGTCTTTAAGATCTAATCCCTCTAGAATTGAAGGACCGATTAAAATTTTATCTTTGGAATTTTTAAACTCATTTAAGGCAATAGCCTTTTGTTTGCTATCAGCATAATTAATAAGTCTCATTGATTCACTACTTTGTTCTAGAATTCTTTTACTAAATTCATAGGATCCAGAGTGAATGATACCTCTTTGACCTTTGTGTTTTGCCAAGATTTTATCAAGCATCTCAAGAACAGGCGCAAAGCTTTTTTCCTTTTCTTTCATTGAAAGTCTGTACTTATTGATAAAAACAACGGGAGATTTTTCATAATTGAAGTCATTACCAAGTCTAATAAACTTGGCATTTGTAATTCCCATGATTCTCATATAAGTAGCAGGATCCCCGATAGTGGCACTCATAAAGACTTTAAAATTTGCCTTGGCATGTAAGTACTTACGAATCATTGCTTGCTCTTCAACACACATAAATTGAGTTTCGTCTTGTTTTTGGTTGATAACCATCGCTGGTTTTCCTACCTCTTCAATAAGAGCAATATAGTCCTCAAATTTGCAGTGCATGTCTTTGATTCTGTCAAAGGTCGTAAAAGCGGTTTGCCAATCTTTAGGAACAGCCCCATTACCAAAACGAGCTTTCGCTAACTTATTAGCAGCTTCTCTGACCTTTGTATAAGATCTTAACATACTATCAAATTGGACCATTGTCTCGAATAGGAGCTCTCTGTCAGTTTCAGTCATTAAATCATGTACTAATACGTCGATTTGGTTCTTTGTGTATCTGGGAGCTTTGATATTGTGTCTATTAATGAATAGGTTTAAGGAATGAATCTTACCTACCACAAATTGATCTACTCTTGGGCTAAAGTGGTTTTGAACCACCTCATCAACTTTGTGGGCCTCATCAAAAAAGACAAAGTCTCTTTGTTCAAAAGGAACTGGACGACCATCTTGTGCCATTTTGGCTTCGACGTAATTACGCTGGATCAACCAAAAGCTATAATTAAGTAAGGCGACTGAGTGATTAATAGCTCTGGATCTTCTTTGTAAGTATTCACAATTGCCATAACATTCTAATTTGCTAGCAGCTTCGTAACCTAGGCCCTTAATTTTACAATCACCAATGCTAAATGGTAATCCATTGACTTCACATGTGTAATTATCAACGCCTTTGACTGAAGGCCAATTGATTCCTAATTTGTAAAAGTCACTTTCATATTGGTCTTGTAAGCTAATATCACTGGCAATTAGATAACCTCGATGACCTAATTGCGTTAAGACCATACTCGATGCCATTGCAATAATTGACTTTCCAGTTCCTGTTGGTGCATCTATAACGACAGTTCCTTCTGGATCCTCGTAGTAGGCATTACAAATGGCTTCAACCGTTTCTCTTTGTCCTGTTCGAAATTGGAAACCATGACCTAAAAGGCCTTTTTCTAATATTTCGTCTATTTGATTCTTTATATTATTCTGCATTCCAACTAATTACTTGTTCAATTTCTATTCCCGCTCTTTCAATTAAATCTACTCCACTCATATCCCTATAGTCTTCACAGTAATATACTTTTGAAATTCCAGCCTGTATGATTAGTTTTGCACAATCAAAGCATGGACAAGTAGTTGTATACAATTCAGCTCCCTCACAATTCATAGTAGACTTAGCTACCTTTAAAATTGCATTGGATTCAGCATGCAAAACTTCTCGTTTAGTTGTTAATGTGTCTTTGTTACAGCAACCATTTTCACATTTGTAACCTTGATCTTCTAGATCAAATGCATGATCTGGGTTTTCATAATATTTAGTGTCTGTAATAAGCTCTTCACATTGATTATCAAAGCCATGAGGCATACCATTGTATCCGAATGATATAATTTGTTTGTCTTTTACAATTACGCAGCCAACTTTACGTCTCTCTGCGTAACTTAACTTGGCAAATTGGTAAGCAACTTGCATATAAGTTATTTCTATAGGAATTCTTGGCATAATAAAAAAGTCGTTGTAGGTTATACAACGACTTTCAATAAAGTTTATTAGTAAGTTTATTACATTGTTGGACCTTCAGCTGCGTAAGCCTCTTTCATCTCATCAATTTTCTTAGTAAAAGACTCTTTTAAAGTCTCACAAGCTGCTTCGTACATTTCTACAGTGTAGTCGTCTTTAGCGCCTTTAAGTTCTTTAAGTGCATTTGCCATCATTCCAGCATGCATTGCGCAATTTTCTTTAAGATAAGATTCGATAGTGTGCTCATCATGCATATCTTCGTTCCATGCAGTAGCTTCTTTCTTTACTTTCTCGTAAAGGTTTTTAGAAATTGATTCTACTGTTGGATCTTCGTCATCTTTGATGTCATCAACAACAGTTACAGGCTCTTCAGCAGGTTCTTCTTCAGTTTCTTCTGGCTCTTCAGCAGGTTCTTCTTCAGTTTCTTCTGGCTCTTCAGCAGGTTCTTCTTCAGTTTCTTCTGGCTCTTCAGCAGGTTCTTCTTCAGTTTCTTCTGGCTCTTCAGCAGGTTCTTCTTCAGTTTCTTTTTCTAGATCTGCAAGTTCTTTATCTGTGTCATCATCTGATTCTTCAGAGTCACCTTCTTTATCAGTTTCTTCACCGTCTTTTTCTTCATCGTCCTCATCCTCTTCTTCTGCAAGTGCAGTGGATGTTTTCTTAAGTTCGTCTTGCTCTAAAGCTTCAACGAATTCTTCATAAGATTGAATTTTTGCCATTTTATATAATTTTAATTTTAGCTTTTAGGGTTTATATATCCGTTTATTCTTTTGAACGCAATTCATCGGCTTTTTTCATCGCCCACTCAACACCTTCATCTCCACCCCAAATAAGCCAAGCGACATAGCCCTTATCTTTCCATGGAGTATCTTTAAATTCTGGATCTATTTTTGAATTCTTTCTGTGTCTATTAAACGCAGACATTCTATTAATAGTATCTACTGAAATATTTTCTTTATTTGCTAGTTGATTTGCTCTAGCCCAACCAACTGGTGTACCAGCTTCAACTTCATCTCTGCCATATTTTTCTTTCCAATCAATTGCCATTTGAGCATTTTTAGTTGCTGCTGCTGGATAATCGTTGTAAGTCTCTTCAGATTCATTTATAGATGGTTTATTATTATGTCCGCATTTATGACAAAGATATGGATTTCTTTCACCACCATCATAGCCATCAGATAAATCCCAATGCCAATTGCAACTATCACATGTAACAACTCCGTCTTTTACTTCTTCGAGTATAAATTCTTCAAATAATTTAACGTGTTTCATTTCTTATAGACTCTTTTTATAAATGATTGAATATCGGCATTATCGTAACCTAATAGATCTCCAACATATTTTGCCTCTTCTGGTGTGCTATCACTTAAATAACCATCTTTACTTTCAGCATAATCTGCTAGCTTTTGTGCAGCCTTTTTATTTTTCTTGTACAACACCCAAGCTCTACCATCAGTTTTACCTTTAACCTCAATCGCTTTAAGACCATTTTCTAAACCATAATGCATTGCAGCCAATTCACTTTCGTTATTTGGCCTATAAATTGGATTATCCATTGTTGAAATAAAAACAAGATCTCTCTTATTATCAATCACAGTCTGTACCCCATTCATTGTATCGTATGCTTCAGAAGCCTTGATTCTTTCATTAATAAAATCTTCGTATAGCTTTAAGTGTTTCATATTACTTCATATCTTTATCGTGACCACCGTCTCTAACTTCTTTAGCTAGATCTTTATCAGATCCACCCCAAGTTCCATCACCCTTTGTTAAAAAAGCATTTACTCTTGCGTAACCCCATTGTTGAGAAGTTGTTCCAGGTCTGTGTCCAGTTTTCCATGCAGCTATACCTCTTCTCATGACAGCTCTAATAATTCCTATTGGAACTCCAGAATCTTCAGCCTTTTTCTTTAAACCAGTTTCGATTGCATCATCGTCTATTGGACCCTTATCAGTCGATTGTTTTTCTTCAGCCTCATCAACAGATTCTCCGTATAATTCGTGATATTTTTTGGTGTGCTTCGAAGTTTTTACCTTACCTTTTTCTCTAGCCTCTTTGTCACCTGGCATATCTTTATAAGCATTAGGATCATCATCGTCCATTTCAGCTTGTTTTTTCATCTGCTCTTTTTTCTTCTCTTCTTTTTCATCACTTAGACCAGTCATATAAGGTTTTGGACCTGGTTTCTTTGCTTCTTTAACAAAAGCTTCAAATGCTTTTAAATGTTTCATATCTTTACCAAATTAAATTTTATTTTGGTTTCGCCAAGGGCCCATGCTGTTAATAAGCGATGATGACCGTCATATATTACTAATCCATCAGAGAATTCAACAACATTAATCATAGGCAATTTATCAAATTTCTCAATCATTGCCTTTACTTTATTACTCTGAATATTAGGCTGAGTTATTTGAATGTCTTTTATATTTATCGATTTAACCTTTGCATTCTTTTGATTCTTTTCAAATGCATTAACAACATCACTCCAAGAATGTTTAGAAATATCAAAAATACCACCTATTCGTTTGGCATCATCAAATATTGCACCTTTAGGCAAACTATCAATTCGCTCATAAGCTGAATCAAATTTTGATTCGCCAACAAAGTCTTCAAATAGTTTTATATGTTTCACGCTAAATTCTTAAGCTTTTGATTTAAATCAGCAAGACGTTTACTTAATTGTAACTTTTGACGATCCATTTCTATGATTTGCAATTGCAATCGACCAATTTCAGCTTTAACAACATCTTTGGGTTTCTCTGCATCAGCCGTTAATTCTCTAACCTTAATAGTTAATTGAGCTTTTTTATTAGCCAAATCAACAGCTTTTTGACCAAGAGCTTTTATCTTTTCCGAGTATCCAGATTCTAATACGAAGTTTTCAAATATTTTAATGTGTTTCATATTTTACCGTAGATTCTTTTTGTAATTCTTTTGCCAGCTTTTGAAAGGAATCTGGTATAATATCCGTCTCCGGTAAATTCTGGTTGTTTATCTGCTCCAACAACATCTCTAATCATTTCTTCGTCTTTAATAACCGGAGCACCTGACTTAGACAGAATTTCTTCCATCTTAAGGCTTGCTTCAATAAACCAACCTTTAGTGCTAACTAATTGTAATAACTTTTTAACAACATCAGATTTGGCTTCTTTCTTGCCATTAGTTCCCAATAAAGCAATCTTATTTCCCCATTTCGTAGGTTTGTAAATAATAAAGGCATCTGCTGTATGATCTGAATCGACATCTTTTAAGGCAGTTGCTTTGTATTTTGATTGCATTTCTTGCCAATCATCAGCTGAAAGATCCATTCCTGCATCAAGATACGTTTTAGTGTACATATCCCAAATCTCTTGCATTCCGTCTTTGTCGATTTTCTTTAAATCCATTTCAATCCATTTATTAGATGGAATTTCAAATTCATTTATGAACTCTTCGAATAATTTAATATATTTCATATTGCTATTCAGTGATGATTATGCCAATTGTCCCATTCATCAGCATCATTTAATTTTATTTCCTTTTGGGTAGTTTTATTTCTATCCCTTTTACGTAGCCAAAAATACAAACCAAAGAAGCAAGCCGATCCAAGGTAGAATATTCCAGTTGTAATCCAATAGGATCCTGTCATTTTCATCACAGAATAAAAAGCCACGTCGAAACCTAAGGGGTTCAGGAACGTCGCTACCACCAAGAATATCGAGGCCAGATTTTCTCTTACTATTTTGTGTGCCCTTTTCATGGGTTATACTATCACCGTCCATACTTTTTGTAAACTTTTTCAAGCTATATTTTACTATATATCAAAAAAAAGGAGGACTATAGTCCTCCTTAATAAGTTTAAGCTTGTGGTTCCTGATTTTCAGTAGGTGTATCTATTTCGATGTATTTGCTTATTACTTCTAAGCAACCGTCGGCATCAGCAATAGATCGTATTAGTTTATCGATTTCATCCATGATTTGCGGATGTTCACCAATTCCAATAGAATTAGTTAAATAAACTTCTAAGGTTGCAAATGCATTGTCTTTTTGAGCATTGTATCTGGATTTAAGTGCTCTTAGTTTTAAATTTTCTGCAGCCATTATGAATTGATTTGAGTGTTTTCTGTTTTGGTTTCTTCAGCTTCTTCGATAGCATCAGAAAACGTAGTTAATAATGAAATAATTTGACTTAGACCTAATAAAGTCCAAAATTCAAACAATGAAATGGTACCTGTGATAAAGTGCCCAGCACCTGCTGAAAGCGCCATAAACAGTGCAATAACGGTAGGAGCCAATTTGCTCCACGATTTAAAGAATTTTTTCATGAATATAAATTTAATATTTGATGTTATACCTGAAATTCAAAGACTGTTTCATTCTTGTATCGACTAACAGCCAATTCTTTGGCTTTGGCTTCTATTTCTACATCGAGATCCAAACCATAGTCGTTGATATGATCGTAAATGTAATCGGCATGTGCACGCTTATTAGTTTGTGTAGCATCTTCATGAATGGTTTTACAAGAAGAAAAGTGAACAAGTTGTTTGACAGTTTTAGGCCAACTCATAGAAGCCAAACGTAAAGCTTCTTGCTGAGATAAAATACCAGGATGGCACCAATGATGATGGTAATCAAATGTGATTGGAGTACCAATAACAGAATATACATGTTCGTAAAGATCTTCAACAGTGTACTGTGATTCTTTGTCATCATTTTCTACAACTAGACGAGACTTAGCTGAATCATCAAGTAATGCAAAATTAGCACAGAATCTTGCCATCGCATCTTCTTTGTTTGGTGCAGTAGTATTAACGTGAATATTAATGGCAGCATACGGAGTACGAGGTAAGCCAATAAGATCCATAATTTCGCCATGGGTATTTAGATCTATGATTGTTTTTGCAACCACATCTGGGTTAGCAGAAGCCAAAACCGAGAATGGACCAGGGTGAAAAGTCAATCGTTGACCGTATTGTTTCGTTAATGTACCTGCACCTTTAAGAACGTTACAGATCTTGTCATAATCAGGTAAATCTTTAAGTTGGTATTCGCTACACCATGGAAACATATCAGAGCTCATGCGATAAAGCGTAAAGCCATTAGCATGATTCCACTTGATAATTTCGACCATATCTTTGACATTTGCCAAAGCTAGTTCGCTTGCGTATTTGATTCCTCGTTCTGTAAATGTTTTTTTAATCATGCCACGACCAATAGTGACTTTACGTTCTTTTTGTAAAGTCATATTGATGCAGCAATATCCTAGATTTATTGCCATAATAGTTATATGTTAATTATACCCACTGTTTTTCGAAAACATACCAATGATCTGAACTTGCACAGTCACGCATACCTTCTAAGATAAGAGCATCCATATCGGTGCCACTAATATTTTCGATAAAGTTTTCGATTATCATTACTATTTGAACAAATTGTTCGTCATTTGCATTATGTGCTGGCCAATGTTTACCAGTCACTTCTTGAATTGCAGCTTCATAAAGAGCTGAGCAAATTCTATTAGTTACATTTTCGTCAGAACTAAATCTGGTACCTGGATGATAATCACCAGCTGGCATCATTTCAAAGATGTTTTCGTGTCTCATTCGAAAAATAGCAACAGCAGTTTGAATTGTTGATTGCACATTAAGTGTTGCATTTCCGTAGCCTCCAGTGAGACCATTACATTTGATTGATTCGATTTTCATATTGTTTGTTTTTAATTATAATGTAAATATACTAAATAAATTTGATCTGGTAAAATAAAGTTGCGAACATTTTAGATGTACATAGACTCTCTGTGGTTTTGCTCAGCAACTTTAACTGCATTAAAATCGTGGTTTCTCCAACAGAATGTATTAATGTCTAATGAATAACGACGACCATAAGATTCGATAACAATACGTTTGTCGCTAATAGCTACAATGTTACCAGTATATCGTAAATTATATGAATCGTATTCAGCTGTGTCACCTAAATTAAATGAGTTTGCTAATACGTCATTCTTATAAACTGCAATAGATTTGTTTTTAACGATCTCTACAGCATAATCAGTTGCTATTGCTGGATAAATTGTTCCGAATCGTTGTCTTGCTTTTGTAAATACTTGTTGTTTCATGTTCTTTATCTTTTTATTATACTGTAAATATACTAAATAAATTTGATCTGGTAAAATAAAGTTGCGAACATTTAGTCCTTTGATGAAAAAAGGTTAACGATGATTACGACTATACCAATAGGCCATATAGCGATTAACCAAAATCGATCAAAGTTATTTAAATGGTGGGCTTTCCATTCTTCTACTGTGGGCCAATTGTGTTTGGCCTTAGAATGAGCATAGTCTGTAAATGCACTAAATAGAGTGCCAATCAAAAGGTAAAGGGATAAGATCTTCATATATCAATTATTTTATACAGTAAATATACACAAAATAATTGACAATAAAAAATTTATTTGAAATTATTTCTTAATTTCAAAGCGAGTTGGATCCAACTCTAAGGTTTTCTTACACATAAAGTCAGAAAATTCTTTTAATTTGGCATCTGTTTGGCTATCAACGGGTTTCTTATAGAAGTCTTTAAATAAGTTTCTGTATAACTGAACTGTGCTATCAAAAGGAACGCCAGGTTGAGAATTAGATTCAATGATGTACAACTTACCGTCTTTAGATTCCATTACATCAAATGTGATATATGGTAATTTATCAAACATCTTACAATATTTTGTCATAAGATCTTGATAATTCTTTGGTAATTTGGCAGCATCATGCAAAATGTATTTAAACATCATTTGCTCTTCACCTTTGCCCTCGCCTGATTTGGCTTTATCGTTCATTGGAATACGTTCCATCCAATACATTGGCGCACCTGCAAAATTAATAATACGATGCTCGCTCTTCTTGTCAATGTACTCAGAGAATACATCAAGTTTGCTTAGATCTGCCTTGTCAAAATCCTCTTGGCTTTTGAAAACTTGAATACCGAGGCCTGAGTGTCCACTTGCTGGTTTGGCAATCATTGGAAATCCAATCTCTTTTAGGGCATCTTCTTTATTATAAGCAGTTTTAGGGATATTTTCATCACCTTCAACTATTTTATGAAATTCTGTCTTAGATCCTGACATTTTAATAAACTCAGGCACATTATAAACGTTTTCAATCTTAATAAGTTTCTTATCTAAAAGAGTTTGAGTCACCTTGGTGTTGTAGTTAAGAACTGGAAAATCAGGATTGATGTCCATGTCCTTATAGTTATCAAGTGTAATTTGAATAAAGAAGTTATCTCCAGCGAAATCTTTGTAACTCCACCATCTGTGACCACTCTTTGGATCAATTGCTAAATACGCCTTATACAGATCGTTAGCATTACTGTTTGCTTTCTCTAAAAGAAATTCATTTAAGCTTAAAAGTCTCATGGACTATATATCAAGCTTGCTCGATCAAATAGTTTTTAACTTCAACCCATGATTCAAAACCAGATTGACCAAATTGGATCCATTGGCCTTTAAATTCGGCAGCACCATTGTTAGGTCTGTCATCGACCAAGAATTCACCCATACAAAGATCTTTTCGGTGAGTCATGATTAAACGTTTATGAGCTAGTTTACCTAAATGCTTTTGTACCCAACGTCTTTTAGAAGCTAGAGCACTGGGGTTAGACCAAGGTGCTGTGCTAAGGAAATATACATCGAATAAACTTGACAGCTCTGTGAAAGCCTCAATAGCTCCTGGCATCGGCTCAGGATCCTCAAACAACTCTTTGTCTACGCTAGTTAATCTGCCAAGATGTTTAACAGCATCTGGTCCGTGACGTTTAATAGCGTGACTTTCCAAGTCAACCATCACCCCGTCTAAGTCAATGTAAAGTATCTTTTTCATGTTGTTTTTAATTATACTGTAAATATACATAAAAAAGCCCACATTAAAAAATATGGGCTGATTTATTTTCGAAATGTTCGTAACTTTTTACACAGTGTGCTCAATTTGCACCCTGATGCAATCTTGTGGTAAGCGATTAATGTGTCTGTAGTTATTAATATAACCCATCATATTGGCGCTACCAATAGCATTTGCAGAGTGAATTACTACTTTACAAACTGGAGATCCATCCATCCATTGTTCAACCAACCATTTTGTACAATCCATTCCTGTCTTCTCAGTAATGTTATCGTAGTTTAATTCATAGTTGTGATAAACGTTTTTGTGCCATTCTGCCATTGCAGTGTCACCTAAGTCATGATCCAACGAAATCAAGTCAATCTTATCTAGACCGATATTTGTAATCTTCTCAACAAATTCGTCATAAGATCTAACTATGATCCAATCTGGATCAATTGGTGTTCTAACATCGTCTAAATAGATTCTCATAATTATGATTTATTAGAAGTTGCTTTTGTTGTTGATTTAAAAAGCATGCTAAATAAGAAGTTAATTCCTAAAGCTTGCCAGAAACCGATTTCATGTATTCCGTCAACTGCTGGAACTAAACATCCATTCCATAGTAATTGAGTAGGCCATGCTAAAATAACGGCAGCTAAGGCTACTAAAGCAATACTACCGAAAAATAATCCTAAAAATTGTGTCGTGTTATTCATGTTGTTTTTATTATAATGTAAATATAAGTGATTTATTTGATACTAAAAAATAAAGTTGCGAACAATTATTTCCAAAATAATTGGACTAGTATTAAAGCAACTGATAAGCTTAATGAAACCATAGTCTTAGCATTCATACCTTCATTCATAATAAAGTATGTAAGAATTGAAAAGGCTAAGATACCTGTTGCAAATCCTATGAATCTTCCTGGCCAAAGTTGACCATCATAGTATTCAAAAAGATATTTGGTGGCATTAATAAATGTAAAAGATATGATTGTGCCTCCAAGAATAGAAACTAACCATGGATTCTTTTTAATCACAGGCCATACAAATTGCCCATTAGTCTGAAGCCAAACAAGTGACTGACCAAAAAAGAATAATAAAATACCTGTGATTAGATTTCTCAAAATAATGAAGCCGTTTTAGTCAACATGTGACTGATAAAACTTGGTCTGTGGTGTTCTGAAGGACCTATTTGTTCAATAGCATCTCTGTGTTGTTTTGTACCATAACCCTTGTTTGATCCCCATCCATAAGCTTCGTTTCCTTCGGCATGTTCTTTCATCCAATCATCTCTAAAAGTTTTAGCTAGAATAGATGCTGCTGCAATTGAAGTGTATTTGTTATCACCACCAACGACAGTCACAAATGGAATTCCATGAAATCCGTGAAATTGATCTCCATCAATTAAGATAAAATCAAAGCTAACTTTCTTGTGAGTTTCTTGTAGAGATTGCTGCATACCTAACATAGTTGCATTTAAGATATTAATCTCTTCGATCTTTTCTACAGGAATATGTACAACAGACCATGCTATAGCATTATCTAGGACTATTTGACGAGCTTTAGCTCGATTTCCTTCTGATAAAATCTTTGAGTCTTTTATCAAAGGATGCTGAAAACCATGGGGCATAATACATGCCGCAACAGTTACAGGTCCAGCTAAAGCTCCCCGTCCAGCCTCGTCAACACCGACTTCGACGCCGTTGTCATTATAAAATCCTTTTAATAGTATCTGTGTCATGTATCTTATACACAAACAAACACCCTAGTTTCATTTCTCGTTCTCGTCCTTCCATTTTTCGTATCTGTGTACGATTTCCTGAAGGATTTTAGCTCTAACAATGTCAGTCTCTCCGAAGACGTGAGTACCAACACCTTTAACTCCAGTCATTAATTTCATAAATGCTGGTAAAGCTACTTTGTTTTTGGCAATATCGTATTGACTAACATCACCTGCAACAATTACTTTTGAGTTTTGACCCATACGAGTTACAAAAAGCATTAATTGTTTAAAGTCTGCATTTTGAGCTTCGTCTAGAATCATTAAGGCATCATCAAATGTATCGCCTCTCATATATGCTAATGGTTGAAATTCTATTAATTTACTACCAAACATATTATAAGATGCAGAGAAGCCAACAATCTTCTCAAAACTAGATCTATATGATTTTAAGTATGGTTCAACCTTTTCATCAACAGTTCCTGGTAAAAAACCTAATTTTTCACCAGCCTCTTGAATAGGCTTACATAATATAATTCTTTTAATTTCTTTTTTCTTTAATAATTCTAATGCAGCGTAACATGCCGTAAAAGTTTTTGAGGTTCCAGCTGGACCATAACAGAACGTTATATCATTTTCTAAAATAGTATCTAAATACTTCTTTTGGTTTTGTCTAAGTGAGACGGTTTTCATTGATTCATTTGCTTGTTCTTGTGATCTTGCAGCCCTAGGGCTTTTCTTCTGGTTTCCGTTCATATATTTGTTTGTTTAATTTTAATCTCCGAACTCAATTACTTCAGCTCGAAGTTTTGCTAGTTTAGAACATTTTTCGTATTCTTCTAAGTCTTCGAAATATTTAATAAGCATGTCGATATAGCGGCTGCGTTGGCCGATTCCGTGCGGGATTTGCACTATTTGTTTACCGTCTTGAAATACAACAAAACGATTGATTGTCTTTGTAAAGTTTTTCGTAATAATGTAATAAGATGCACGCAGCATTGCGTCTCTGTCATCTTTTGGAGTAAAGTTTTCCACCTTCGTTCTTCCTGTTTTTAAATATAGTTTCATCGTGTACTATTATGGTGTATATATTGCTGACTAGTTACCGGGTGTTGCATTTTATGGAAAATAAAAAAACCGCTTTATGCGGTTTTCACTTTTTTAAAATTCTTCTTGATCTCTTAACTTTTGAATGTATTTGGCCTTAATAACTTTAGATCTATTTTTAACAGATGGTTTAACGAATTCTTGTCTTTCTCTCAGATCTTGAATTTGCTTAACTTTAAAAACCTTTCGTTTGTATTCCTTAAGAGCTTTTTCTATGTTATTATTTTCTACTTTAATATGTAGCATGTTCTTCGTATTTTTGTTTTACTTTTTTAAGCTCATTACATTTCTCATAAGCTTCTTGAGATTCAAATTTTTTGATTAGCAAATCAATACTTTGCATAATATCACTTGGATTTGCATCAGGCTTAATGCCATTACCGCTTACAATACCAACATACATCATGTCAAGTACCTTGGCTTCAACAAAGCTACGCAAATCTTTATGAGAATTGTTTTCGTCTTCGATATTAAATAGCAACATCTTTTATCTTTTTTATTAATTCGTATTGTTCTTGATTTAGTTCAGGATATATCGCGTTGATTTTACACATTAAAGCACCTATCATTCCATTCGCAACATGCATACCCTTATCTTTAACTCTTAATATTTTGCCGGGTTTTGTTCCTTCGGGAATCTTAATATTCATTTTACCTTCAGGGTGTTCAATTATTGCATCACATCCTAATTGAATATCCCACCAATTTATATTAATGTCAATCCATATATCTATTCCATTTACTACGAACTTGTCGTTTTGTTGTACATGAATAACAATGATTGCATCTCCACGACTAGCATTATGATTATAAGGATTATTTTGGCCTTGGCCATGGACCTTTAAATTTGTATTAGTAACAACTCCTCTTGGTATATTAACTGTAAATTCACCTGCACCTAGATCTAAGATCTTACTGCACCCAAAGAAACTCTCTTCAAATGTTAACATTAATTGAACTCTAACATCAGGTCCTTTGGAGTTTGGATTTCTTCGGCCACCACCAAACATTTGATTGAACATATCGGCAAGATTATCGCCATTGTTCATGTTATTAAAAAAGTTTGGATCAGAGAATGGATCTCGACGTTTGTGATCGTAAGCTTGTCGACTTTGCTCGTTGCCTAATGTTTCATAAGCTTGAGCAATTTCTTTAAACTTAGTATCTTCTCCGCCAGTTTTATCAGGATGATGTTGAATGGCTAATTTTCTATAAGCCTTTTTAATGTCATCTTGAGTAGCAGCTTCACTAACACCTAATACATCATAATAAGTCATGCTTAGATAGTTGGGTCAGTCCTGTGTTCTTTAATTAGTTGAGCGATTTGTAATCGTTTAAGCTTTTCTTCAAGATCCATGATTTTTTTCTCATCAGCAATCTTTTTCTTGTCAATAGGTTCAGTTTTTTCTAGTGCAATAGCGATTCTAGTTAAAACTTTAATTAGCTCAATTGTTTGTTGTTTTTCCATTGTGTCTATTCTTTACTAAGTCAGATTCCCCGTTTTGAAAATCCTGGTAAGGTAATGATTTGTCTTTTTGACCTTGTTGTGGTCCGTTAACCATTTCTACATCACGATAAGGATTTGTTTCAGGTTCCATGCCTTGTTCCTTTAATTTCTTCTTCATCCAAGTGTGCATATCATCAACAGATCCTTTGAAATATCTGATCCTATCAAGTTCTGGATTCTCAGAGGCCCAATCCTCTAAAACTTTGTGACCATCTTTGTAATCTTGTTTGTATCCACCAATGACAGGAAAATCTTTATCGATCTCATAACCCATTTTCTTCCAGAATTCTTGTGAAGTTTTAAAAACATCAATCTCCACATATTCAGCACCTACACTTTTTGCCCATGCTTCAAATTTTTCAACTTCAGCACGACCTACGCCTTCTTTTCTTTGAGATGGTTTTACATTGATATAGTCTAATTTAGCTTTTTTGCCATCGACATATCCCTGTACTTTTGCAATTTTAGAACCTGGGTAAAATATCATACCAGATTCATTTAGTGATTTTAGATATTTCATACACTATATATCACTAAAAAAGCCCTCGCAAAAGGGCTTAGTTAAATAAGTGATGATACGCTTAATTTTGTAGTTGCTTAATAATTGTATTAAGCTTAGAGCATTTTTCATATTGCTCTCCGTTCTCTATATACCATTCAATCATTATGTTAATGGTAGAAATTAATCGATCTGATTCGTTTTTAGGTAAAACTGTCCAATCAACACCATTACGGCTTATCAATTGATAGTTTTCTTCTACTTGTCTTGCTTTTTCAGCGTCAGCTTGTTCTAACATTTGTGACTGTTTTTTTAGTTGGACAATCTCGTCCTGTTCGTCTTCAAAGAAGTCCTCGTTTTCAAATTCGTTATAACTCATATTTTGTTTGTTTTATAATGTAAATATACTAATTATTTTTGACATGGTAAAATTTATTTTCAATTATTTTTAAGCTGCCCAGCGACTTTTGTTTCATTTGGTTAGTAAACATATAGTTATATCTAACTAAATTACTGGGCAGCTCCTGGTGATTAGGACTCTATGCCAAATCGATCTGCATACCATTCCTTGTAGATTGGATGCGGATTGATTCTCACATTAGTGTCAGGATATGTGTGAACTAAGAACTTAACAAAGTTGATCCTCAACTCTGCTTGATCTGGATTGAAGGACATTTCAAGAGCTGCATCGCTCAAGTGACTCTGAATAATCATGCTTACTTTAGATTCCATATTTTTTCTTTTATTTGATTGATTAACTATACAAATATACACAAAAAAGCCCAAACTAAAAAATTTGGGCTGAATTATTTTAAAAAAGTTACGAACAATTAGAAAGGGGCCTCATCGATTAGGTCCATTCCACTTAATCTTAGCATCAAATTGGCTGATGCCTCGATGTCCTTTTCGCAATATGACTTAATCTCTTCAATTCTACCTTGCCAGAAATAACGATTAACTTCTGGGCCTGCCATTAGATCTTTTGGTGATGGAATATTAAGCAACTCAGTTAACAAACCTAATTTGGCTGAATTATAACCTCCAAACTTCCAGATCTCGTAAGTATCTAATAAGCAGTTTTCCCATGGCTTTTGTTTTTGTAACCAAAATTGAGGTGGTATCTTTACGCCATGAATAACAGCTCGTTTAATTAAGAATGGCAAATCAAAACCCTTTACGTTATGACCAACCCACTGCATCTTAGGATAGTTAACAAAGATCTTAGATGCTGTTGTCATAAATTCTTCTACGATAGTTTTCTCATCTTCACCATAAAAGCTTTTCTTACCAAATGAACTGGCATTTCCTTGCTCATCAAATTTGATCTGACCAATAGAGATACAAACCACTCGACCCCATTCGGGATAAAGACCTGCCATTCGAGGATACATCTCATGGTCATCTTTAACGTCTTTAAGTTCAGTTTGATTTTGTTCTCTACATTGCATTGACTTATACTGCCAATACTCTAATAGATTAGGATTCTCATCAATAAGATCCTGTAGTGTTTCTTTTTGGGTAGTGGTCTCTATGTCCACAAATACCATTTGCTTTAATTCTTGTAAACCGTACATACTTTAAATTTTTAAGTTGGGTCCAATAAAAAAGCCAAGATCTAAGACCTTGGCTTTGTTTTTATCAGATCTTGTGTATTATACACAGAGGATCGAAAAGGTTTATTTAAGAATGTTTTTTTCTTAGAACCTTGAAAATCAATTCTAGCATTGTGTTTGCTCTGAATTTTTTACCTTCTACGTTTAAAAGGTATTTGCTTCTTTCTTTTTCCATAATTTAATTTAATTTAATTGTTTTTGTCAAACTCGCCAAAATCCCAACTTCTTTGACCTCTCAACAAATCAAATTGGCTGTAATTTAAAGTGACCATAACATATCCTCCAGAAACTGATGGCGGACAACTTGTTTCGCTGTGCCAATAAGGTGGTGGAGATTTCACCCTCTCATGAAGAAAATCAAATAGCATATCAACATCCATGTGGTGGATGAATACACTAATCATAAAACACTTCATGTCAATATCGTTCATAATCTATTTATCAATGAAATTTAAACTCGTATGGCTCTGAATGAGCACTGTTTACTTCTGTCTTAACTTGATCCCAATCACCTTGATAATGACTTGCCACAAACATGTGATTGTCTATGACAATATAATTACCACCTCTTGGTTTATTCATGATCAAAGCATGATAATCAAAGCCATGTTGTTTTAACCAAGTTTCAGTTACTTGTCTGTGCTCTTCTGTTCTTGCTGTAAAAAACGTAATGATGTGGCCATTGTCGTACCATCTGTTGATAGAGTCTTTTGCACCGGGCAATTCAAGCGCAGTGACCATTCTCCATGATTCTTCGTTTGGAATATCATCACATATAGTTCCATCTATATCAATGATAAAATTCTTTACGCCATTGTTTAAAACTGGGCTAATTCTGTTGCCTTTTAAATCTTCTTGAAATTCCATACTTACGGTCTAATAAATGAAACTATAATATAACGAATACCCGCGTGAATTGGTCTTGCACCATGTTTATGTGTTATTGCTCCAGGGTGTAAGAAGGCATTGCCATTTCTTCTAGGAGTTACACAAACACCATATTTTGGGAAATAAGTTCCACCTCCTTCAAACTCATCATTTAATCTAACGCCACATGTAAAGTAACTATGATCGTGATGTAATGAAAGGTGACCTTGTTTGTCCATTGAATACTTAATCATAAATGTTTCATCAGTTGGATTTGCTAACCATGCTCCTTCTAATTTCCAAATATGGGTTGCTAATGGAGTTACAATTTCTCTGATAACTCTTTTGTAAATATCACCTAAGCCTAATTCATTTAAAAGAACATCGTTCGTTGGATAAAACTCATGTCGACCTTCAGTCCATTTATTTTCAGCTTCAGCCATCGCAATCAATTCATCGCAGAACAATTGCGTAAATAGCGGAAACTCAAAGATATTGCTATACTGAGGTCCAATCTCATCTACTAACAGATCATATTCACCTCTTGCCATAACCTTATCGATGTACTTAGATTTCCAAAGATTCCAATCAGAAGCATCCAAAATATCATATTTAGGTTTATTAACTTCGATTGTTGATGGGCGAATATTAAGAGGTATTTGACCAATGGCCTGATTTTTTAATGTCAAAGCATATATTTTAGGATCTCCAAATAAGTGTCTAAGGTCTTGTCTTGGATGCAAACAAAATGTTGTAGATAAAAACTCATCAACTGGGATAATATTATCCTGTAAATTACAAGCAGCTAGTTTTTTAATACCGGATTTGTTTAACACATAAGCATGTGAATTATAACTATAAGAAGGCATATAGAAAATATCTAGAACCTCGTCTTCTGCTATTGATTCATCAACTTTGTTTCTACCCAAATAAAGCAAATCATATTTTGTCGGTAACTTTAAATCCTTTAAAGCCAAAGATCCATTTGATAAAAAGTCTTCTTCTAAAACTAAAATATTTTTAAAGTCTTTTAATAAAGCATCTTTCCATACGGCTATGTGACTTAAAGAACACCCAATTTCTCCGGGAGTTAGGTCTCTATTCCACCACTTATTGTCTGATTCAATCTTCCAGTGTGGATAAAGTTTATGTGGCCCAAATTGTGATTCGGCTGTCATACCATCTATAGCATTCATTATAAAGAATGGCGTATTTTCTGGTAAACCCAATTGATTAATTCTAGTTTCTATATCAGATCTAGAAGATTTTAGATTAATTATGTAAACTTGATCTATTTTCATGACTGTAATAATTTGTTCCATTCTAATGCTCTCATTCTCCATGTTTGGCATTTTGCCCATGCTCGACCTTTGTCAGAATATGTCTTTACCAATTCTTTCGAATGCATAAGATTAGATATAATGTTTATATATGGCACTAAGCCATTTGTTTCATGCGAAACTAAAAAGCCTCGCTCACCAACTGTTTCATTTAATGCCGCAAGGTTTGATGTAATAGGTACCACACCACACATCTGCATCTCTAATGCAGTAATACAGTAAGTTTCTTTATACTCAGTTGGATGCAGCCAAAATTGACTCTCTTCCATGTGCTTATGTAAAGTTGTTTGATCGACCGTGCCATAAAATTGCACGCCAGCTTTTCCATATCGTCTAACGATGTCTTTGCTACTTGCATAAGCTGGTGAAAATACTTTTAGGATTGCATTAGGCCAAAATGATTTGATTGCTGGCCAACATTTCAAAAGAGATTCCAAACCTCTTTCAGCTGCTGATGAATAAATGAAATGATTGTGGTTTTTCTTAGCTGCTGGAAATGTAGATGAATCAATGCCATTGCCTATGATATAAATAGGCTTAATAATATTATAGGCTTCTTTAAATTGATTTGCGTGCCATTCAGTTAAACAAATAATTCCAGTTAATCTGGCATCTGCTAAGAATAAAGCACCGTTTTCTGGTAAAGCTTCACCTTTCCACCAAGGAAAGAAATCCTCATTGTGAACCCAGAAATATGACTTGGTATAAGTAACATTTCTTTCAGCTAGTTCTGGAATATAGTGTATGTAACTTGCAGCAATAACCACATCAAAATGAGTATTTGAAATCTCATCATTCCATACAACGTTCTTGTGGGTTTCTTTGATAACTTGGCCACTTACTTGGACATCGTGTCCAAGTTTAGCTAATTCATTTGCTAAATATGTACAAGCTTGCTCAGTTCCACCTAAACCTAGTGATGAAATTGTCGAGCCATTAAATGGCTGTGATTGGTATCCTACGTAAATTAATATTCGCATTAACGATAATGTTGACCACCGACCCATAATACAAAAGAACGACGAGTTCCTTTGGTTACTTTAGTAACTCTGTGCATCATGTAACTTGGAAAAATAAAAACAACTCCTGCGCCTCTTGCAGATTTGACAACAGATTCTCCACCTTGCCACATTTCTAAATCACCACCTTGGTATTCTTCAGGATCTGATAATTGAACTGTAATAGAAACTTTACGTCTGCTAGCACTTCCACCACCAATATCTTGATGCCAAGTATAATGACCATCGGCATTATCATAATATTCTGTGTATTGTATTTTCTCATCAACTGAGATTAGATCAAAATGCCATAAAGAATTATTAGCTTCTAGTGCCATATTCATTAGCTTATCATAAAGCCATTGCCAATTTTGATCTTTGGGAATCCATTTGATTGAAGAACTTCTAATAGCTTTAATAGCTTCAGTATTGTCTTCACCTAAGATTGTAGCTTTTTCAAATGGTAACTGAGCTACATCATTGTAAATTTTGTCTAATTCTTCTTTGGTAAAACCTTGTTTATACCAATAAAAGTTTTGCGAATCATTAGTTTGTTGCTGGAAATTCATATAAATGTCTTTGTCTATTTATACGAATTTCCAGAACGAAGTTTCAATTAAGCTTTTGTCAAAGACAAAGCCGTTAAGATTGCACCAATAAGAACAGAATCATCTGTACCCCAAGTAGAAATATCTGAAATTACAGTTCTACCTGAAACAATAAACGCGTCATCACTGTTTCTTAATTCATAACCAATACTTACACCAGTTGAATTTAGGGTATAAAAAATTGGAGCTATAACTAATTTAGTTGCAGTTTTACCAAGTATTGTTACTTGATTAATATTAATTGTAGTCGTTGCCATTATTTTAATTTATTTTTATAATTGATTTAGCGAGCCGTTGATCCATAAAGACGAAGCATTATATACGGGCCTCCTTCAGGTAACGCTGGTTGTTGTGTGTCAACCACACCAGTATTAATTGTGTAAAGCATCATAGGAGGTCCAGGATAATCCATAATTTCTTCTTGTGATACGATTGTCCAACCTGGTGTACCAGTTCCGCCGCCGCCACTTCCTGGAGGGCCTGGAGGGCCTGTAGGTCCAGTATAACCATATCCTGGAGATCCATTAGTTCCAGCAGGTCCAGTAGCTCCTTGTAAACCTTGAGGTCCAGCAGGTCCAGTAGGTCCAGTTCCACCTGGAGTTCCATTAGTTCCATTAGTTCCTGGTTCACCTTTAGCTCCGTTTGTTCCGGGAGTTCCATTTGAACCTGGAGTTCCGCCAGCACCAGTATCTCCTTTAGCACCTGGCGTTCCATTAGAACCTGGAGTTCCATTTGAACCTGGAGTTCCATTAGAACCATTTGATCCAGGAGCACCAGTAGATCCAGCATCACCTTTAGCAGACGATAATTGCCAAAATTCAGTATATGTTGGATTTTGATTTTGTAAAGTTTGTTGTATACAAACGTATGTACTTCCTAAATAATAAACTGTATCCCTTGGGTTATATGTAGTAGCATTAACATAAGTTCCTCTCCAAGTAAATGAAGTTCCTGCTGAACCATTAGTTCCATTTGATCCGGGAGTTCCATTTGATCCGGGAGTTCCATTTGATCCGGGAGTTCCATTTGATCCAGGAGCACCGGTTGCACCTTTATCTCCTGGAGTTCCGTTAGTTCCATTAGTTCCATTAGTTCCTGGTGATCCAGTCGGTCCAGTTACGTTAACAGCATTAATAGGAATAGTATCGTTAGTAAGTGATATTGTTAATTTACCAGCAGCAACAGAAGCTGAAGCAACTCCAATACCTGTTGGTCCAGTTCCACCTGTATTTCCAGTTGCACCTTTATCTCCAGTTGCACCTTTAGTACCAGCTGTTCCTGCTCCACCTTGTAAACCTTGAGGTCCAGTTCCACCTTGTAATCCAGTTCCACCTTGTGGTCCAACATCACCTTTTATTCCTTGAGGTCCTTGTAATCCAGTTCCACCTTGAGGTCCAGTTGCACCTTGAGGTCCAGTTCCACCTTGTAATCCAGTTCCACCTTGAGGTCCAACAGCACCTTTATCTCCGGTTGAGCCCTTAGAACCTTGAGGTCCAACAGCCCATGATCTAGAAGCACCCGAAGAAGTATAAGTTCCATCAGGCGGTATAGATGTAAATCCTGGAATGTATCTTAAACTAGAATCGTCTCCATTATGTGTTGCGATTGGAATCCAATTTGCAGCAATTATCTGATTATCAGTATATGCCTTTAATACTAAACTAGCAGGCTTATATGTATTATCTGTACCAGAAGGCGGTACATAGAATAGAGTATTCCACGATGGGATGCTTGTATTAAAAGGTCCTATATCAAAATATCCATTACTAGCAAGCGATTTATTTAAAGGTATGGCAATTATACGAGCATTTACAGTTAATACATTGCCAGACCATGTTACAGACCCTCCACCAGTTAATGCCCATGGCGCAGATATTGTTGAGTAATCAACTGGTCCAATTGCACCCTGAGCACCTGTAGCACCACCGCCACCCTGAGGTCCAGTTCCACCTTGTAATCCAGTTCCACCTTGAGGTCCAACATCACCTTTTGCTCCTTGAGCACCTGTAGCACCACCGCCACCTTGAGGTCCTGTATTTCCAATATTTCCTTGAGGTCCTTGAGGTCCTAAAGCTCCTTGAGCACCTGTTGCCCCGCGGTCACCTTGAGCACCTGTAGCACCACCGCCACCTTGAGGTCCTGTATTTCCAATATTTCCTTGAGGTCCTTGTGGTCCTAAAGCTCCTTGAGCACCTGTAGCACCGCCACCACCTTGAGGTCCTAAAGCACCTTGAGCACCATTACTTCCAGCAGCACCTTGAGCACCTGTTGCCCCGCGATCACCTTGAGCACCACGGGCACCTTGAGCACCTGTTGGTCCAGTTCCGCCTTGAGGTCCTAAAGCACCTTGAGCACCTGTTGGTCCAGTTCCACCTTGAGGTCCTAAAGCACCTTGAGCACCAGTTGCACCAGTTCCACCTTGAGGTCCTAAAGCACCTTGAGCACCGTTAGTTCCATTAGTTCCAGCAGAACCTTGAGCACCTGTTGCCCCACGATCACCTTGAGCACCTCTAGCACCTTGAGCACCTGTTGCACCAGTTCCACCTTGTGGTCCAGTATTACCTATTGTTCCTTGAGCACCTTGTGGTCCAGTATTTCCAATATTTCCTTGTGGTCCTTGTGGTCCTAAAGCACCTTGAGCGCCTGTTGCACCAGTTCCACCCTGAGGTCCTGTTGCACCTTGTGGTCCAGTATTACCTATCGTTCCTTGAGCACCTGTTGGTCCAGTAGCACCCTGAGGTCCAGTAGCACCTTGAGGTCCTGTTGCACCTTGAGCACCAATAAATTGAGGGTAATTGCCAGGAACAAAGTTACCTATATGTAAAACTTCATTTCCACCAATTGTAGTACCTATCTTAAGTGTAGCCATTATTTATTATTATTCTGTTTTAACAATTCAATTTCATTAAGAATTTGTTGAATCTTTGTTTTATATTTATCTTCTAGTAATTGACGTGATTCTTCTGTAGAAGCCTGTCCTATTGTCCAATTAATAAAATTTAATTCTGTAGTTATGTGTTCTAATTGTGTCATATTCTAATATCAATTACTCCTTTTCTTTTGTATACAGTATCTAATTGATTAGAACCATCTTCTTTTATAATTCTTTGTCCTCTTCCGACTGCAGCATAAGGATGTCTTACTCCACCACCTGTGTATACTGAGTGAATAGAACCATTATTAACTAAAAGTCTTGATTTCATAGTTTTCATTTGATTGTCTAGTATAGCATTTGGATTAATAGCATCAAAAGATGTTAGAACCCATACTTGTGCACTTGTAATTGTTGCCAACATAGTTGCTAATTGATTTCTTGCAGCATCATCACCATAAGTATCATAAGATCTATCAAAAACAGGTGTTGCATTAGTTCCATTAAAAATGGTTAATCTTAATCCTCTACCAGAATCTCCGCTATAAATTAAAGTATCATTAACATAAAGCGAACTAGGACCTTCAACAGCAAATTGATCTGATCCATTTCCAATGTCTATACCTGGATATGCAGTTCCTTTGGCTACAATCTTCATCGTAGTTTCTGACATATTATCAGATTCCCAACCATTCGGAGTTAATTTAAAAGACTTATTAGTTGTAATATCTGTTAATTGAATATTATCAATATAAACGTGTGTGCCTCTATTACCTTGAGCTTCGTAACTAAATCCTATTTTAAGATTATTATAAAGATCAAAATAACCAGCAGTCATTGGAAATCTATCATAATATTTTGTACCTAATTCTAAATCAGGAGTAACGCCTATCGTTGGAGCTGGCCATCCACCTAAATGTCTATAAACATATCCATTATATGGAACTCCATAATACCAATCGCTATATTGTGTAGATGCATTCCATGGTGTTAAATTTGATCCAGGAATCCAATCTAAATAAGCATCTTGTATTGTATATTCGTATTCGTATCTTCTCCAATCCCAGTCTGTATCAAATGCTCCTATACCATACCACCAAGGAGTTGGTAATCCAATTCCTAGATCTCCCCAACCTACTGTAGTGTTTTGATAAACACCAACATCGTTTCCATTTGTATAACCTCGGTAATCAAAAGAAAATCTATAAGTATGTCCTCTTAATTTAGATGCCGCAGGTGGATATAATGATAAACCTCCCCATGTTGAATCTGAACTTATATTAGGGTATCTAAAAATATGTACACCATAAGAACCATTCTTTCCAGCATGTCTTCTAGCAGTTGTGTAAATATTAGATTGTTTGTAAATACCCCAGTTTGAATTACCTCCGCCATATTCAGTACCAAAGGCTTGATTATTTGGATCACTCCACCATCTATAACCTTGATCGTTAATGTGCCATCCTATTGCATCTAATGAATCATAAGTTTCATTGAAAGCCAAACTTTGCATATCGCCAGTTGATTTAAGAATGGCCTTGACACCAGTAGCCAATGATGTCGTTTCATCAAATGTACCTTCAGGTAAATGAAAAGTATTATTAGCTTCAGTGTATATTGCTTTTGTTGACATATTATGAGTATCTAAATTCTAGGTCTGTTCCGTTTTGAACAATTTTATAGTTGGTGCCTATATTAAATGTTTTTATATTAATAGTATCTATAGTACCTATAACTACTCCAGTCGATTCATTAAATAAAAACACAGTTATTTTAGTGCCATCTGATTTTGCAAATCTTACAGTTGGAGTTAAATCTGATGTTGATGCATCTCTTCCTAATTGTCCTTCTAAGAAATTTCTTAGGGCTTGTACTTGAACTTCTAATTTCTTAACACCATCAACTGTATCTCTAAGAACAGGTCCAACTTTATAAAGGTTGGTGTATTCTTCATCAGCTGCATAGCTAACTGGTTTATTAACTCCAGATCTTGCAGACTTGAGAATTTTATTAGTTATCGTCGTTAAATCAGTACTTGCAAATTTTAACGATGCATCTAATGTTGAAGAATCTGGAAGACTTATTCTAGTTATTGCCATTTTATTTAAATATATTTTCTTATTGTTTTAATAAAGCAATTTCTGCTTTTAATTCTGTAATCTCATTGCGTAATGCTTTAACAGCTTCGTACAAATAAGGTGTCATTTTATCATAATGTAATGTCATGATTAAACCATCACCATCTCTTGCAATTAATCTCTCATCAAAGTTAACCCATTCTTCGGCAATAAAACCAATATCTGGTCTTTTAGATCCTTTAGTTGTATAAGTCTTAGCTGTTCTAGATAAAAAGTCCTCTAAATTTAAAACAACGTCTTGGACATTTTCTTTAAATCTAATAGAAGATATTTGATAACCTATACCATTACCCGGTCCTAAATCCCACATCATTGGCATAGGTGTTTGCATGTCACCATCTTGTATCATTATCGGTTGACCAGCTTTAATAACAGCAGTTCCATATCCTGGATAATTACCCGCATCCGGGGCTATTGTAAAATTACCGATACCTGTTATAAGCTCTCTAGGTTCTAATCTGGTACCGTCAAATGTAAGATTGTTACTTCCTGTCACGGTATTTCCTGAGTCTTTATAAACCACTTGGTTTGCAGCTCCAGCGACAGGGCCTGTAAGACCTTGAGCACCAGTTGCACCTGCGGTTCCTTGAGCACCTAATGTACCAACAGTTCCTTGAGCACCTGTTGGTCCAGTTGCACCTTGAGGTCCTTGTGGTCCTAAAGCTCCTTGAGCACCTGCTGCACCTTGTAAACCTTGTGGTCCGGTAGAACCATTAGTTCCGGCAGAACCTTGAGCACCCGTAATGCTTGAACCGTTAGTTCCTGCAGAACCTTGAGCACCTACTGCACCTTTTTCACCCTTTGTACCGACTGTTCCTTGAGCACCTATTGCACCTTGAGCACCTACTGCACCAACTGTTCCTTGAGCACCTACTGCACCAACTGTTCCTTGAGCACCTTGAGGTCCTAAAGCTCCTTGAGCACCAACTGCACCTTTTTCACCCTTTGTACCGACTGTTCCTTGAGCACCTATTGCACCTTGAGCACCTACTGCACCAACTGTTCCTTGAGCACCTTGAGGTCCTAAATCACCTTTAGCACCTGTTGTTCCAGTTGCTCCCTTAGCCGAAGTTAATGTCCAAAATCCAGTAAACGTTGGATTTTGTGCACCGTTGGTAATTGTTATACATGTATATGTACTTCCTAAATATGTAACAACATTATTAGGAACATAAACTCCATTTGAAGTAGGTCCACCACTAAGTGAATATTCTCCATAAAATGTAAATGAAGTTCCTGTTGTACCTTGAGCACCCTGTGGTCCTAAATCACCTTTAGCACCTGTTGTACCGACTGTTCCTTGAGCACCTATATTTCCAGTTCTATAAAATCTAATAGCACAGGCTTCTCCGTTTGATGGAGTACCTCCGCTTAAATGTGTTACGACAAGTTTTCTATAGCCAGTTGCAGATGTTATACTATTAAGTTGGAATATTGCAAAAGTAGTATCTGCATTTGAGTTTGAATCAATTTCAATATAACCTTTAATTGCAGATGTTGAATCATCCCATGAATCTATAAATGCAGTAAAGTCAACTGATCCTTGATCTGAAAGATCTATATAAATTTGACCTGTGTTTTCAGCTAATGCATTATTATATCTAAATATACCTGTTCCTGGATCTGAATCTGTTGTAGTAGTACTAAAGTTATATCTTAGTCCAACATTATTACCTTGATCTCCTTGAGTACCTACTGCACCAACTGTTCCTTGAGCACCTTGTGGTCCTAAATCACCTTTAGCACCTTGAGCACCTACTGCACCAACTGTTCCTTGAGCACCTGTAGCACCGCCGCCACCTTGAGGTCCTAAAGCACCTTGAGCACCTGTTGTTCCAACTGTACCTTGAGCACCTGTTGCACCTAAATCACCTTTAGCTCCTTGAGCACCTGTTGCACCTAAGTCACCTTTGGCACCTTGAGCACCTGTTGCACCTAAGTCACCTTTGGCACCTTGAGCACCTGTTGCACCTAAGTCACCTTTGGCTCCTTGAGCACCTACTGCTCCAATCGTTCCTTGAGCACCTGTTGTTCCAACTGTACCTTGAGCACCTGTATTATTATCTAATGCATGAAAATGTGTACCATCAAAATAAAACAGGACTCTTGCGCCTACTCCTATTGTAAAATTAGCAGCAGTTGGAGCTGCTCCATTAACTTTGATAGCGTATGCTGTTCCAGCGTTAACGGATAAAGTTGGATTCGATGCGTTGTTACCGTTGGTAAAACTAAGTGATAACGTATCTCCTGTTGCTAAGTTATAACCCGAAATAGTGACAGTTTTTGCGGCCGTTCCAATTGCTGTTGCAACTGTGCCACTTGTAAAAAGTCCTAGGACTTGTTTAGATTTTATTTGAGACATCTCTTAATTATTTTTCTTTTTATATTTCTATGTAATTGCTCTCGGTTATATATCATATAAACTTTGCGAAGGCCTTGTTTTCTCTAAAATAAAATTCTTAATGAAAGACATTAAAACCATACAATTTAAGAGATTTATACGTGAGTATGAATTCTTACAAGAAGATCTAAATGATCTTAAAGATATACAGAGTGTGGTGAACACGGAATTTACTGTTGCGTTCTCGTCAATGAAGGATGCCATCGACCAAGATGATTCTCGTTTAGAGCGTTTAGCAAAAAATGCCAAACAAGCTAAGATAGATCTTGATGATGAAAAACCAGAAGAGGAACGCGATCCCATATTCAAAAATTTATTTAGAAAAATTGTTGTTACGTGTCATCCTGACAAAGTTGTAGGAGATACAGTCTATGTATCTCTCAAACGAGAGCTGTATGAAAGTGCTATTAAGGCAAATGAAGATTATGATTGGGCTGCATTAATTATATTAGCAGGTAAAGCTGAAATTCCATTAGGTCCAGAATACACTGAAAAATTAGAAGAGGTTCAAAAATCTGCTGCAAAATTAGCTGAAACTATTAATAACATAAAGGGAACTATTGCGTGGCAGTGGTATCATGCTGATGAAGATCTTAAACCTAGAATTTTAGAAGGTTATCGAGAACATTTATTAAAGATGATGAATAATACCGAAGAGCCAGAAGCTTAAGCTTAGTGTACGGTATTTTCTACACGGCGTTCATATCCGATGTGTCTAACATAACCATCCATATCATTGTTAGTTACGCTAACAACAGAAAATCCTAGATCTCTGTAAAAAGCATCAATTTCATGTTCTAAGCGAATGCTGTGGTATCCACCTGATCCTAGAATATTATAGTCTTTAACACGTTTAAGTCCTGGATTAAAAGAAAATCCCATATAGTTATAAACAGTTTCCTTTTCACCATTTTCAAGGACACGACCTGTGTAAAAACTAACAGGCATAACTCGTCTAAATGGCACACCATCCTCTGTAAAAAAAACATTACTAGCAATTGGATTTAAGATACCATCTGTTTTTGGTCTGATCCAGGCTTGTAAAATATCTGGACGTGTTCTTAATACACTTAGTGATTTTTGAATAAAGCCTCTTGAAACAAATTGCCAATCGTCTTCACAGTGAAATACATAAGGAGTTGTTACTAAACTATATGCTTTGTCAATTGACTTGGTTTGACCTAGTTTTTCTTCGTTAAAAATAAACTCAAGTATATTGCCATACTTTGCATTTAAATTTTTACATTCTGCATATATGTTATCATCGGCAGAATCCTCTACAATAATATATCGCTCGATCGGATAATTGTTATATCTTAAGAAGCTATTTAAGGTTTGTTCTAGCAAATCTAATCTGCCACAACTTGTTAAAACAAATGTTACTTTTTCCATAGTGTATATATTTAGTAATCCCAGAGGCCTGTGTAGTGGCATCTAACATAATAAGGTGTTTGAATTAAAAATCCATTTTGCACACCAAATTCTTTTATTAGAGATCTTGAAAAGGCCGTGTCTTCAGAAAAAGCTTCACCAGTAATATCTTTCCATTTTGAAGTAGCATGACTTCTATGTGAAATGGCCCAAGTAGCTTGCATTACCAAAGTTGGGTGTGACATTCTATTAATAACCCATCGGCTATCAAGACCTTTGATTTCATATAATTGAGGCTCTACTATAATAGAATCTAATTTATCTTGTGTTAACATAGCTTCATTGTCATACCATCTGTCTATTAAAGCCCATCCTCTGGTTTCATCTGATCTTGACCAAACTTCAGCAACAGTTGCAGCTGCATTTGGTAAAAGATAATCGTCAGAATCCATGTAAGTTGTAATTTCTCCAGTTACTAAAGATCTGGCAACTTGTCTTGGTAAACCTCTATAATATTTGACTTCACCTTCATACATGTTAGGTGTATCTTTGTCAACATAAACATATTTAATCCTTGGCTCTGATTTATAAAGCTCATAATATAATTGATGAGTTTTTTCACATCCATCAGATACTATTATAAGTTCAGAGTCTTTGTGTGTCTGATCTAAGAACGACTGGACAGCTCTAATAAATTTGGTAGAAGAATCTGATCGAGATCCAGGATATTGTCCCAGATATGATTGCATGATGTAACTTATTTTCATTTGTAAGCATTAGTTTTCCAGTTGTATTCTAATTTCTCATTAGCTGCTGGATCCTTAAATAAATTATCAATTAGCAAGTCGTATGCTTTACCCAATTCTTTAGAAGTAGATGTGTATCTCTCTAAAACTGGTTTGTTTTTTTCTTTATAAGCTTCAAGATTTTTATCATGATTTAAGATGACGTCATTTAAAACCTCTTCGCCTTTTTTAATGTCGAAATCTGGATAAAAATAGCCACCATCTTGAATGAATTCTGCGTTGTGAACGATAGGATAGTCCATATACATTGCATCTAAATAAGCATAGTTTAAAGGATTTTCCCATTGGTGACTTAACACAAT